ACACGTACACGAAGAGTACGCAAATTAACAACAAAGTGTCGACGACGGATACGAATTTTCAACCCCTTCATTTCTTTTTCTGCGACCACAAAGCATTTTTACCTCTCTGCTGTCTGGCCTATCACGAGGTTGAGGTTAAAGTAAATTTTAAAGCGACACATTTTTCAGATTATGGGCGCACGCAGGCTCAGAAAAGTTTGAAAGTGTACGCGAACTTCGTGTACCTCGACACTCGCGAGAGAGAACACCTGGTCAGTCGACAAGTGGATTTATTAGTGACGCAAGTACAATCCATCAGGGCGCCGTTGGACACGGTGGTTGACAACGTCGTTCAAAATGGTGGTTACAACAACGTGGACATGTCGTATTTTTCGCACCCGGTGAAATCAATCTTTTTTGGTTTCAACGCCATGTTAAATAACAAAGAGACCGACCGTTTCACGTTCAGAGAAGCCGATATTCTTTTGAATGGTCAAATTTTATTTGAAAAAATGACACCCACGTATTTCCACACGGTTCAAAATTATTTGAAATCGTGCTATGGCAACAGCGAATTCAACAACGATAACTCAAACCCGTTTTACACCCGGTTCTTCGCCTATCACTTTGGTCTGAATGCATCAGAATATTTCCCGAATGGTACGACGAACTTTTCGCGTCTTGACTCAGCAAAGCTTATCCTCCGCGGAGCCGAGAAAGGGTCTGCGAGACCGAGTAACCAGGACTTACACATCATCGCAGTTTCGTACAACGTGCTCCGATTGAAGGATGGTTTAGGTGGAATTTTATTCGGAAGTTAAAGTAGAATATGGTCTTCTTAGGGAGTACTGGGAAATTTGACCAGGTCACTCTTGTTCGCTTGGACCCTCAGCGTCCCACAGAGGACTTGAGTAACCAAGTTGAGCAGAATATCTTTACAGGTGATTTAGAAGCATCGAATGTATTCACGTCGAACATTGGTATCGCAAACCTTTATCCGACACATAACTTTGACCTAGGCTCGAACCTATGGATGAATGTCGAAGGTGCCACTACCCTTTACGTGAAAAAGCGCACAGAGTTAGAGCAGGCGTTTGTGAGCACACAACTCGGTGTGAACACGGCGTCGCCCGTCTTCCCTTTCCAGGTTAACGATGTGGGAAAACGGGTGTACGTCGATAGCCAAGGGGAAAACTTACTCGTCGCGGAAGGTAACGTGTCGTGCGAGAATTTAATCATATCCCAGGGCATCAGCGCTTCGGGCGACCTCGCACTGACTGGTAACATCACAGCCACGAAGATTACAATCGAGGAGGGGCTTGAATTCGGTTCAAACTTAGTGGTGAACGACGTGGGTGACCCAGTACTCTCCGTGACTGGAAACGTAGACACGACCGGCGACTTGACGGTGTATGGCAACCTGTACGTCGAAGGAAACGTATACATCACAGACACATCCATCTATGCGCGTCAGGAAAACCTGTCTGTGACGAACGCTATTTTAGAAGTCGGCGCTGGAAACGACACGGGGACGTTCGACACCGCTGTTTTATTTCACCAAGACCCATCAAATGTTTTTATTGGGTACTTTCCAAATCCTGGGGAAATTAAGGTTGGTCGAACAATCTCGGGTCCCGAAGATGAGAACATCGATATTCTTCAAAATTCAAACGTAGATGTTCGTGTGTACGGGAACGTGTACACGATACACAACATCGGTGCGGGGAATGTAAATCCCGTGCATCACTTAAACGTGGGTGCAAACCTCTGGGCGCACGACACGGCGTCTAATGTCCTCAACGTCCTAGGGAACATTTACGCCGAACGCATGACGTTTGGTCGTGGATTTAATTTGGGCTCTAACGTTGTCGTCGACGACACCGCCTCAAATATTTTTCAGGTTGATGGACGCGCGGCGTTTACGACACTTTTTGCGACAGACAGAGTTGGTATCGCAAACACAAACCCCGTGCACACGCTTTGCATAGGCTCAAACATTCACATGCATGAAGTCGGCGCGAACCTGGCCATGTTTCACGGCAACGTGGTGAGCGAAAGATTCATGGCTTTAGATAAAATAGGCATTCGTCAGTATAGCCCCGATGAAGCCCTTCACGTTGGTGGTGACGTGCGCCTCGGTGGGAAGTCGAACATCGACTCGAACCAGGACAATTACATTAAATCCACTGGGGGCATCGTCGTCCACGCAGATGATTATGGCTCGGACAACACAAATAATTCGCTCGTGCTCAAAGCTGGGGCAGTCGCGGCCAACGTGAGTGTCATCGAACTATCATCCGGCGCGACCGATGTCGCGAAGCAGTTCATCAAGTTGAAGACTAAAAATACCGAACGTCTCGTGATGAATGCTCGGGGCATGATTGGCATCGCAAACACGAATCCATCGGCAAATCTCACGATAGGTGGAAGCGTGCACGTCGTCGGGAGTAATGCGATGACGTTGGGTGACCCGTGGGGGGGTATCACCGGGATGCGGTCCTACGTGGACCCATCGGCGGGACACACGTATCTACAAAGTCGCGTGCTCAGTGGCAAAGGATTCAACGTGCACGTGAGTTCTACGGGTGTGGTGGGAAATCCAAAGATGACGATATTGGAGTCTGGTCGAGTCGGTATAGGCACGAGCGCACCCCAACCCCTGGGCCTGCAGGTCACTGGAAATGTGTTCGTCAACTCACAAGTGAACGCGAGCAATAACTTTTACCACGAATCGTGTCCGATGACAATCACGAACACGAGACTCGCGAACGTCGCGGATGACATGAGACCCGTTTTACAATTGTGCAGAGACGCGACCACGGGCACCACGCAAGGGGCGCGGGCGAGTTTATCGGTGGGTAAACACGCCATCGTCAACGACACATCGAGAACTCGATTAGATGTGAATTTAGCACACAATAATTACGCCACATCGAACGTCATCATGACTTTTCTCTCCGATGGTCTCGTGGGTATAGGGACGCACACGCCCGTCTCAAAACTGGAAGTGCGCGCCTCGGGTTCTGAAAATCCAAGAACCAATGGTATTTTAGTCCACAACGCGATTGACGAAGATAACCAAGATGCCATCGTGTGCATGGAGGTGAACGACGCCGGTGGGGACGCGTTCAGTAGCTACAAAGTCACGACGGGTGCGACGACGGGTTGGTCGGTCGGTGGGGCGTTCGGGGACAACTCTAAATTTAAAATTGCAAACGATGCCTCCACGTTAGGCGCCGCGACCAGGTTTGTCATAGATGCATCCGGTAAAGTTGGGATTAACGTGAACGACCCCACGGACCAGTTGCACGTGGACGGCGACGTCAGGGTTGGAAACAAACTCTCCTTCAAGGGTGTCACCGCTGGCACTGACGGCACGGATGAATCTTTCTTTCAAGAAAAAAACTATGGCACGCAGGGAAGAACTGAACTTGTTTTATTTAAAACAGACAACTCCGAGGGGAGCGATGGCCCTGACCAAATTCGACACATCGCGGCCAGGCACGTGTTCAACACATACAGCACCACGATTCCTATCACGAGTGGTAACGTCGAGGACATATTAGATGATGCCGCGGATATTGCTGCCATCGATTACTTTGTTCGCCCAGTGCTCAGTATCGAAAAAGAGCGACGCGTGCTCATCAACTCCACCGAAGACGACCTCGCCGCGGATACTCGTTTGTACGTGGAAGGGAACATTAAAATAAAAGAAGACAATTTTTTGGATACATCAAATTTACACATTCTTTCAGAGACATCGAGTGGTAAAAACTTGTTGAAATCATTGTTACAGAGCGACGTGTCTTTCCGTTTCGGTGAGACTGGCGACTTCGAACGCATGCGCATTCAAAACGATGGCAAAGTCCTCGTGAATAGCGGTGAAAGTGCTGTGAACCCGGCACACACCTTACTCGTCTACGACGACGCCGAGAGCGACGTCACACTCGTGAACATTCAATCACCACCCGGTGCGAGTGCGTCCAAGTACACGGCGATGCAAATCACGACAAACGACGGATACGGGGGGTTCATGAGAGCACAAAAAGGTTCGACGAGTAATAGCGTGGTCATCGGATATTTAAATAACAACACACAAGTGGACGCGCTTTCAATCATTAAAAATGGTAACGTCGGCATCGGCACATCCCAACCCACCGCGAATCTTCACCTGTACAAGAGTAATCTCCTCGTTGAACACACGACGAGCAACGCCATCGTGAATTTTAAAACATCCACGGGGGTTTCCAACGTATACATGAACAAAGATGATAACGATTTATACCTGTACCCGGGTGGGGGGAACGTCGTCGTGCAGGGTTCATTGACGGTACAGGACGACATCATATTTGGTGGGCGCATCGAATTCGGTGACGCCGTTGGTATCGGTGTCGTCACACCTTTGGCACCCCTTCACGTCGCGGGTGGTACCATTTTCAACTCGAGTGCATTCGGTAAAAAACAATACAGCGCCACATTCAGCGTCTTGGATACCGAAGGTAAAAATATTATTCTCACGTTTGATAAAGGTGCGTTTTATGCGAAAATCACAGCCATATTGCGCTACGCCGCTGATGGCAAATACCTGTCCACGATGATTTTGGAAGTGCAGGGTGGACACAGCGATAACACGCAAACATCGACGATTCCAATCGCGGTTGGTACAAAAAACATATTTTCTGGTACGAATCCATATCCGTGGAGACAAACAGTGACCACGACGGCGACGACGCTCTCCGTTGTCCCAAACAACACATCGCCGAGAGGTGGTCTCGCATTGACAGCCTATTACTATGACTTTTACATCGAGATGATGACCGCTTCTGGGGGAAAGTTGTTGAATATTAAAGCAAACACGAACACTAAAGCTTCGTATACGTACTAACTTTACCACGAGAGATACTCGTGGGAGAGTGAGTATTTTATGCAGCATCGAGCAATGCGAGCACGATGACTCCAACGATGAAGAAAAGAATAACGTAGTTACACTCAGTTTCTTCCTCCATCGTCGGAACCGCGCGAGGCGGGTTTTTGACCTGTTTCTGGAGAGGGGCGCGAACAATTGGCGCCTCCTCCTCCAAAGGGCACATACTTAATGCCATCATCCTGTGTTATTAGTTACTAAAGATTTATTTCTGTCTTCTTCTTGCGACCCCGTTTTTTGGGTTTTTCCTTATCCTGAACGTTAACCTCCTTGACGTCGCTTTCTTCATCCTCCAAGAGCTCCTCGACGACGATGTCAGAGATGTCGTCTTCGACGTCATCCACGGGAGGTTCTTGCATCATGGACGGAGAGCTGTTCATCGGTGGCGGCGGTGGCATCATGATGTTGCCCATCAAGCTACTGATGTCAAATCCCGGCCCCTGCATGTCGTAGGACCCATCGGCGGCACTGGGCGCCTGACTTCTCGGCTTGGTGTTTTGAACGGCTTGGACCATGCTTTGGGTCAAGCCCGGATTCTGCTTCAACACATCCTGAATGTTTGGAATCGCCGCCTTGAACATGGAGTTCGTCAAGTGGAACATCATGGCAGAACCACCAACCATCATCATGAGCTTGATTTCAGGTGCAACCTGCATTTTTTCGCCGTACTTGACGTGCAATTCCTCAAACACGCCATCGTAGTCGTCCAAATTTTCCATGATACTCTCGGACCAGCCATCGAGTTGGAGCTCAAAGGGATTATACCGCTTATTAAGAAACTCCAAACCGGTCACAGAAGCCATGAGAGCTCGTCGGCTAAATTTAATACTTTGGTCGACATCGATCGTGTACGTGATCCGCTTGTACTCGCTTCGCAGCTCTTCGACGGCGCTGTAGGCGTTCAACCGCTTGTTCACGTTAAATCCCTTACGTTCCAACCGCGCCAACTTGTTGAGGAGGTCACTCTTTTCCTCGTCGATCGAGTTATACCCCTTCGATGGCTGCTCCTCCTGGTACGACTGGTGGTGCCCACCGCCACCGCCGTCGTCCACGTAGTCTTCTTCTTCGTCGTCGTCGTCAAAGTACTGCGGGGCTTCTTGCGGCTGTTGTTCGGTTTGCTTGTACGGATTCACGAACGCATCGATCTCTTCCTGGTGTTCCATCACAGGCGAGGGGCGCGGTCTGAAGTTCTGACCGGGTCTCGGCACCTTCTTCGGCCTCGGGGCTGAAATTTGAATTTCATCCATAAGTCGTTGTTCGTTATCATCGAGTTTCATCACATTAGTTTCGCCGCGGTCCAGCACGATTTCTTCCATCTAATGTACTACCTTTAAAAGTAATTAAATTCTTTAACGCACTTTATTAATTATTTTCTCAATATGTATTATAAAAATGTTCAACCTCAACCGAGTCAACCGCAGCGCCCTGTCCTCGATTGCGGTCTTATTGGTTTTGATTTGTGTCATCACCATGACGCGCAGTTATTACGAACCGATGCCTTTGGTCATCAAGACGAAGAACGAAGGGTCTTTGTTCGACCTCCCGTACGATGTCAAGTGCGTGGCCGGGAGTGGGGTCGAAGGCGAAAGCACGTATTCCATGCGTAGACCGGGTGGCGTGTGCGGTGCCGAAAAATTGGTGCGCGAGCAAGCGGACTACGAAATTATCTAAGTAACTAATATAAAATGGCATTGGTAACATCGGATTCGACGATTCCCGACCTCGCCTACGAATATCACACGATAACGTTAGACAGCATCGGTCAGGCCAGCGCGAACACGTTTGTCGCGCACTTGCAAACCCCGCTTCGAAATGTCGTGCAAGCCAGACTTTTGGCCGCGCACGTGCACACGAATGTTCAGACTGAACACCTCTATCTCTCCATCGACGAACTCGACACGCACTTCAACGACCGCGCCGCCATTCCCGGCACGTCGAATGCACACACAGGCCAGGGTAACATCTCGGTGGTCCGAAGTTCTTTCGGGAGCATCATCACCGACACGGCGACGCACGTGAGTGGAAATAGTTTGGTCACCTTTAAGGACAACTACCCGATCGCCGTGCAATACATCGATCCCATTCGTCGCATCGATAAGTTGTCCGTGACCTTGTTGGACCAGAATGGGAACACCATCAAAAATTCCTCAGATTCGGGAGCTAATTTTTTTGTCCTTCGTTTTGTTTGCAGGAGACCGAATCTTTAATTTTTCTTAATCTATTGTAACAGAGATGTCTGCTGGCATCGCCCAACTCGTGTGCCTGGGCGCTCAAGATGAATGGATCTCGAGCGAACCAGAAATGAGTCACTTTTCTGCTTCTTATAAAAGACACACCCCTTTCGCACAATCTGTGGAGAAACAACAGATTCAAGGAGCCGTGAAATCAAACGCATATTCCTCCATCACGCTCGCTCGTAACGGCGACCTCCTCGGATACACCTATTTCACCGTAGACAACGGAACCACGACTTTTGAAATTTCTGACTGGACGCAACTCATCGAGAGCGTGCAGCTCGTCGTCGGGGGACAGGTTATTGATGAACAAACCTCCGATTTTTCACAAAACATCGCGTTGGATATGTTTGCCAAAAACGTCTCGAAAGGTTCGCTCGGACCAGGGGGTCGGTCCTCGTGGTTTTACCCCTTGCGATTCTTTTTTTGCGAAGCCGTGGAATCGGCGATTCCCATGTGCGCCCTCGCGTATCAGGAGGTTGAACTGAGAATTCGTTGGGGACCTTCCGCTGGAAACTACACGTGGGAATGTCACAGCAATTATTATTTCCTCGACGCCATCGAAAGAGCGCAAATCGCGGGACAAACGATTCACATGCTCATGTATCAAATTCAATCGACCGCACCCTCGTTCGAACGCACGCAGGAGTTGACGTTCAATCACCCAGTGAAATTCATCGCGTCCTCGAACACGACCGCGGGCAGCGTTCTCACGGCACCGGATAATAGAATTAAACTTTCAGTCAACGGCGTCGAACTCGCGCCTTTTAAGTGGGCGAGACCTAATTTCATGGATGTCACGTCGTATTATCACACCAGTGCCGTGACCTCTCCGGATACGTTCTTGTACAGCTTTGCAAATAACACCAGTACGCTGCAACCCACAGGAACACTCAATTTTTCACGCGTGTCGTCGTTCAAAATTCACAGTGAAAGCAGAAATTTAATTGATAAAATTTATGCGTGTTCGTACAACATATTTACGATACAAAATGGTATTGGTGCACTTCGTTTTGCAAATTAAAATGCCAATTTATATAAATGGCGAAGAACCTTAATACCGTGGAACGAGGTGAGAAAGTTCGCATTGGTAAACTTCAACCTCACACGCAGGCTGATAATACCATCATTGTGAATGCTTCAGAAACCATCATACAGGCGCCACACAGCGGTTTTTTCGCGTCACCCATTCGACAAGACCTCGTGTCGAGCACGAATGTTTTAGCGTATAACGCGACGACGAACGAAATCGTACAAACAGCGGTGGTAGCCTCCGACAAAACACTTCAGCATGTCACAGATACCGGAAACGTCACGACAAATGTCGTTCAATTCACGAATGGGTTCGTGTCTTCGGGCCCCGTGGGAATTGCCGGAAATACTTCGCCAATGCATTCATTAGATATCGGTTCAAACATATACATAGATGATACGTCATCTTCGGGTAATGCTTTGTATGTGAGGGGTAACGTGTATTTCGATGGAAACGTGACAACTTTTGGGGAAACAACTTTTATTTCTTCAAAAAACATTTCCATCACTGATCCTATTTTAGAGTTGGGTCAAAATAATGTAAATCAAAACCTCATCTATGACCTCGGTATTCTCATGAAAAGGCCTGGCGAAAACGTAGGCATCGCGTACCTCGAAGCATCGGACGAAGTGTTCGTCGGTTACACCGAAAACACGGCATCCGAAAGATTCATCACGAGTTCATCCAATCTCATCACGATGAACGTCGTCGGCGACGTGTACGCGAACGCCTACTTTGGTGATGGACGAACGCTCACGGGTGTGGCTTTCAAAGCACACCTTGAAGACAACGTCTCACGCATAGAAGTGCTAGAAACAGACGCAGACTCAAACGCACTGCGGGTGTCGAACCTCGAAATCCAAATGTCCTCCAACGGTATTAGAGTTGGGAACCTTGAATCAAATTTAGCTGCAAATAGTGTGAGGATTGGAAACTTAGAGTACAATCTTCAAAATAACTCTCAAAGAATTTCAACCCTCTACGCGTATCACGCATCAAATGTCCTGCGCATCGAAGATTTAGAAGCGAATGTCAACATCAATGTTCACACGCGCCTCAACAACTTGGAAAGTAATCTCACAGATAATTCCAATCGCATCACCACACTGAGCACGAGACTCGAAGATAATTCTTTCAGAATTTCCGTGAACACGGCGAATATTGCAAACCTTCAAGTGACGTCATCAAATAATTTTGCAAACATCGCCACACTTCAGGCGTATGCACTCTCCAATGGGATTCGGGTGTCGACGTTGGAAACTTCACTCCAAAGCAATGCACTCATTCTCAACGACGCGGTGTCGAACTTGGCCGCAAATAGCGCGCGAATCTCCGCTTTAGAGGTGCTCCCCGCCCAGCTTCTAGACAACAGCGCACGCATCAGTGCCCTTGAAGTGGACCCGGAGTTTGAAGGCATCATCACAGGTGATGGTGGGAACATTTCAAACATCACTTTACAATACGTGTCCGACCTAGGCAACACGACATCAAATACTCTCCATCTCACCGGTGGAGTGTCCCTCAAGACGGATGGATTTGTGGGTATCAACGTCGAACCACAATACGAACTTCACGTGGGTGGAGATTTGCAGGTTGACGGGAATTTTAACTCAACCTATCTCACCCTCAATGGAGACGTAAATAATATCATAGGGAACACGAGTATTCAAGGCAACACCACGATTCATGGAAATCTCGTAGTCCACGGGGCGACGTCCTACCTCTACTCTGATAATGTAAAAATACAAGACCCAATTATTGGTATTGGAAATAACGGTCTCGCCGATACAGGCATCATCATCGCCGTACAAAATCCATCCAACGTTGTGTTTGGCTACGACGCCAGTGAAACTGAGTTTATCGTCGCCCATAGCACCGCCAGTGTTGATGGTACGAGCATCACACCCGATGCAGGGACACCCATTGACTTTCGCGTCTATGGGGACATGTATTCAAACACACTGACTACGGTAGGTGATGTGGTCGTCGGGGGAAACTTGGAAGTTCGGGGGAACACCACCTTTTTACAAGTGGACAACCTCGCGGTGGATGATGCAGTGATTAAAATTGCCGCAGGAAATGAACTAACCACGTTAGACTCCGGTGTGGTGATGCAAAGGGCGGTAGCCAACGTTGCCATGGTATACCGAGGCGACGAAAATGAGTTGATGTTTGCGTACACCACGGATGACCCCGCGGGCGTGGACATCACCCCAGACACGTCCAAACAGATGAATGTTCACGTCTATGGAAGTTTCTTTGCCGACAAAAGTATTAATGTGAACAGCAACACATTTATTAGTGAAACCGGGGCTGTCACGGCAAACATTTATTTTGGTGATGGTGGACTCCTATCTAACATCACACAGACACTTCAAGGTATCACTGACATTGGGAATACAACAACGCAAACTCTTCACCTCACGAATACAAACGAAGCCATCAACGCCGTGGCAAACATCGTGTCCCTGGGATACTATTTTGGTAATGGTGAGTTTTTGACGGGTATCTCAAATGTGTACGTCACAAATGATATCATCGCATCAAACTTGGAAACTGCAAGAACATACATCACTTCCAATGTAAATATTTTAAATGATAACATTGATTCAAACTTGGAAACTGCAAGAACATATATCACTTCCAATGTCAACATATTAAATGATAACATTGATTCAAATCTTTCTACGACCCGTGATTACATTTCATCGAATGTAAATATTTTAAATGATAACATTGCATCAAATTTGGAAACAGCGAGAACATACATCACTTCAAACGTCAATATTTTAAATGATAACATCGCATCAAACTTGGAAACTGCAAGAACATACATGACTTCGAATGTAAACATCTTAAATGATAACATTGAATCAAATCTTTCTACGACACGTGATTATATTTCATCGAATGTAAATATTTTAAATGACAACATCGCATCAAATTTGGAAACAGCGAGAACATACATCACCTCAAATGTAAACATCTTAAATGATAACATTGCATCAAATCTTTCTACGACCCGTGATTACATTTCATCGAATGTAAACATCTTAAATAATAACATCGAGTCAAACTTGGAAACTGTGAGAACATATATTTCATCGAATGTAAATATTTTAAATGATAACATCGATTCAAATGTAAACATCTTAAATGATAACATTGAATCAAATCTTTCTACGACCCGTGATTACATTTCATCGAATGTAAATATTTTAAATGATAACATCGCATCAAACTTGGAAACTGCAAGAACATACATCGCATCCAACGTCAATATTTTAAATGACAACATCGCATCAAACTTGGAAACTGCGAGAACATATATCACTTCTAATGTAAACATCTTAAATGATAACATTGATTCAAATCTTTCTACGACCCGTGATTACATTTCATCGAATGTGAATATTTTAAATGACAACATCGCATCAAACTTGGAAACTGCACGAACGTATATCACATCGAACGTGAATATTTTAAATGACAATATTGCATCAAACTTGGAAACTGCGAGAACATACATCACCTCGAACGTCAATATTTTAAATGATAACATTGCATCAAACTTGGAAACTGCGAGAAATTATATCACCTCAAATGTAAATATTTTAAATGATAACATCGATTCAAATGTAAACATCTTAAATGACAACATTGATTCAAACTTGGAAACTGCGAGAACATATATCACATCGAATGTAAACATCTTAAATGATAACATCGCATCAAATCTTTCCACTGCGAGAGACTACATCACATCGAACGTCAATATTTTAAATGACAACATCGCATCAAACTTGGAAACTGTGAGAACATATATCACTTCGAATGTAAATATTTTAAATGATAACATTGACTCAAATCTTTCTACGACCCGTGATTACATTTCATCGAATGTAAACATCTTAAATGACAACATCGCGTCAAACTTGGAAACTGCAAGAACATACATCACCTCGAATGTAAACATCTTAAATGACAACATTGCATCAAACTTGGAAACTGCGAGAACATACATCACATCCAACGTGAATATTTTAAATGACAACATTGCATCAAACTTGGAAACCGCGAGAACATATATTACATCGAATGTTCAAATATTAAATAATTACATCGCATTAAAATCAAACATCTTGGACCCGCATTTTTCATCAAACATCAGTGTGGAATCCAACGTGACCACGAGCACTCTCGCCGTGACTACGTTAACCGCGGGACGCGTGCCATACGTGGGTACGGATAGTTTCCTCGTGGACCACGATCATCTCACGTTTACCCAAGGTGCACCGAGTCTCCTTTCTGTGGGTGGAGATGTGAACGTGTCCGGTAATCTCTTCGTCCAAGGAACGACAACATTCTTAAACACGACAAACACAATCATCAACGATGCCATCGTGGAACTCGCGAATAACAACACGAGCGACACGTTGGACATGGGTTTCATCATGACCCGACCATCGTCAAACGTGGGCGTGGGTTTCAGGGGTGACGAGGCGGAATTCATGATTGGGCACACACTCAGTGACCCATCTGGTGCTGACCTCGTCCCGGACACTGGCAACGCCCTCGCGGTGCACGTGTATGGGAGCATGGATGTGGACAAGGACCTGGAAGTTGGTACGACAAACCTCTACGTCCAAACGACGACGGGTCGTGTGGGTATTCGAACAAATGCCCCTGGCTATCCATTAGATGTGCGAGGTGCCGCAAACGTCTCGGTCCTCACCGCACAAGGGGTTGCGGTGAACAGGTTGAATTTGACCGGGTCGAACGTCGTGGACATCTTTGGCACAGCCAATGCGACGGCGTACTACGGCAATGGTGGTTTCCTCTCGAACGTGACACTGCAACAAGTGACCACGAGCGGAAACACAACGACTCAAGTGGTGTCTCTGTTGAACACGCATACTGCGCTCACAACAAACCTCACTTCAAACGTTGGCGTCAATATTGGACAGTTGAACAATGTGACGTTAACCACACCTCTCAATGAAGATATGCTTGTGTATAATGGTACACAATGGGTTAATCAAAAACAGAATCACACATTCTTATACGCAAAGGCTAATGTCGCATTAAGTAAAGGTGACGTTGTGTATGCGTCTGGTGCGGTCGGTAACAATACATTTCTGATTGATAAAGCGGATGCCCGTGACCCCACAAAAATGCCTGCGATTGGTGTTGTGTATCAAGATTTAGCTCAAAATGGTCAGGGTCTGGTTGTTGCATTTGGACGCGTAGATGGTGTCACGCTTGATAATTTCATAGATGGTGAAACGGTCTACGTGAGTAATACTGTACCTGGGGGTCTCTCAAATGTTATCCCCGTGGGTGTATACAATGGAGCCCCCAATCTCATTCAAAATGTTGGTATCATTGTTAATAAAAATGCGGGTGTTGTATTCGTAACCGGTGTCGGTCGTACGAATGCGATTCCGAACGCAAACGTTATCACACAAACACCTGCGTACGTGTACACGGATGGCAGTGATGAACGAAACACTCTACACAAGATTGCCCCCACAAACTTGTTGACAAAACTTCAAACACTCCAACAAGTCACTGACACGGACGCCACCACGACTCGACAAGTGAATTTCACCAACACACATACGTGGAGTCTCACCGCGAGTGGTAACATCTACGCGGCGTCGAATGTCACAGCTCTCGAGTACTATGGTGATGGTACGAAACTCACCGGGGTGGCGTTGAAAAGTAATTTTGATTCAAATGTGGCAAGAATAGGTGTCCTCGAAGCAAACGTCGTGGACCTTTGGGACAATGTGTACAGTAATGCGACGACTTTGGCGACGTTGAAGACCGACCACGAGAATAATGTGGCACGCATTGGTGTCCTCGAAGCAAACGTCGTGGACCTGTGGGACAACGTCTACAGCAACGCGACGACTTTGGCGACGTTGAAGACCGACCACGAGGACAATGTGGTACGCATTGGTGTTCTTGAAGCCAATGTCGTGGACCTTTGGGACAATGTCTATAGCAATGCTTCAACACTTGCGACGTTGAAGACGGACCATGAGGACAATGTGGTACGCATTGGTGTTCTTGAAGCCAATGTCGTGGACCTGTGGGACAACGTCTACAGCAACGCGTCAACACTTGCAACGTTGAAGACGGACCACGAGAATAATGTGGTACGCATTGGCGTTCTTGAAGCCAATGTCGTGGACCTGTGGGATAATGTGTATAGCAATGCTTCAACACTCGCGACGCTGAAGACGGACCATGAGGACAATGTGGTACGCATTGGCGTTCTTGAAGCCAATGTTGTGGACCTTTGGGACAATGTCTATAGCAATGCTTCAACACTCGCGACGCTCAAGACGGACCATGAGGACAATGTAGTACGCATTGGTGTTCTTGAAGCCAATGTCGTGGACCTGTGGGATAATGTCTATAGCAATGCGTCAACACTCGCGACGCTGAAGACGGACCATGAGGACAATGTAGTACGCATTGGTGTTCTTGAAGCCAATGTTGTGGACCTTTGGGACAACGTGTATAGCAATGCTTCAACACTTGCGACGCTCAAGACGGACCACGAAGACAATGTGCTCATTATTACTACTTTAAAAACAGACCACGAGAACAACGTCGCACGTCTCGACACCGCCATTGATGACATCACAGACCTCGAAAACACGCGAGCGACAACGTTAGACCCCACGTTCACGTCGAACATTACGGTGAACAACGTGGCTTACGTCAACAATGGACTCTCCGTGAACAACACTCGCTTCTATGCCTATTCTGGGTCCATGACGAATCCCAGCTCAACGATTGGTTTAGAGTTCGCATCGAACGTCTTTTATGCGAGAGTGATGGCGCAGTTAGTGTACGACACAGAAGACGTCAACACGTTGGTGCTCGAACTTCAGGGTGGTAAAAAAACAGGCACCCCTTCTAAAAATATTACGATAGGCACACTGAATAAGTTTGGTGACACCACGAAACCATGGAGCAGTGACGTCACGACGAGTGCCACCGAAGTGACCATAAAACCCCATGACCTCAACCAGAACTACGATTATGAAATCATGGTAGAGTACACATCACCAGGAACGGATTCGAGGCTGGTCGCAATTAAAGAGGGTTCAACAGCCGTTAAAAATTTCCCATATTAATGTAAATGACGACGAACATTCAAAGCTTTGCCGGAGATGTCCAGATTGAAAGTGGAAATCTCTCGGTGAAGTCACTTGAAGTCAGGGATGGTGTCACGAAATTGGCATCAAACAACACAGCGTATTCCAACGTCGGTGTCATGATGACTCGTAAAGATGGTGCCAGTAACGTCGCATTTTTATTCAGCGAAAATGGTGCGAACGTCGTGTTGGGATACACGAACGACGACGCTCTCGAAGGTGACCGAATAGACATTCTTGTCGACGAAAAGGCGAACCTGGTCGTGTATGGGAACGTGTACGTGACGGGCTCGGTGCACGGGGATGGTTCCACACTGACTGGTCTCGTGACAACTTTACAATCTGTGACTGAATTCGGTGCGAGTACGGACCAAACACTCTCTCTCACGAACGCGACGACCGGTGTGGAAGTCACATCGAACGTGGTGGTAAGCGGGAACGTCACCGCTTTGACATTCATCGGTGATGGTTCACAACTTGATGGCATCGCCGCGACGCTTGAAGAAATCGTCATCAACGGCAACGTGACCTCGAACGTGGTGGAATTCAGAAATGCGACGAGCTTGGTGACCACAGGGAACGTGGGTATTTCAAATCTCGCACCGACAGGGGACCTCTGTATTGGTGCCAACGTCATCATTAACGACGAAAGTCTCGATAAGATTGACGTCTCGGGGAACATCGCGTGTTACCAGCTCAATTTGGGGAGTATTGAGATTCTCCCAGCCTATTCTTTGGAAAATGTCACCGGCATTGGAAACACCACCCCAAACGTGGTGAGTTTTAAAAACACCACCCTCGCCTT